CACGACATTACCAGAAGAAAAGCAAAAAGGTGTTGACGGCAAAGTATGCTGGAAAGGCTACAAGCGTATGGGCACAAAGAAAAAAGGCGGAAAGACCGTAGATAACTGCGTGAAGATGTAATGAAATTAAAAGAAATCATATCGGAAAAATGGAGTGCAAAATACAAGAAAAGTATTAACTGCTCTAATCCTAAAGGTTTCTCACAAAAGGCACATTGCGCTGGCAAAAAGAAAAGGAAAAAGTAATGGATTATAACGCACTACAGCATAAATTATTCGCACTGGATCCAACCGATCCAAAAGAAGATTTGGCAAAACTTAGAGCACAGGCAGGCGGCGATGCTCCAGCACCTGCAAAAACAATTGATTACGTTACCGAAAGTGCATCAGTACCAGAAGGCTCATTACAAATGGATCGTTATTATAGTGTTAATGATTTTGCAGCACTTGCAGGTGTTACATTAAACGAAACACAAAAACACGGCGACTATGCTCGTGGAAAAGATCCTATGCCAAAAGCAGAACCGGGACGTACAAAACATCCTCTAAAAGATAAACTTGTAGGTGAAGAAGAAGATCCATTTGTTAGTGCAATTGATCAAAGTTTTGGTCAAGGTAGTATTGCTAAAAAGATTGGATTTAGTCCAACTGGTGAATTGTACAAAGCAATATATCGTGCTATCAAAGCAATTATGCCAGATGCTAGTGAACAAGAAATTAAAAAAGCAGCAACAGCAGCAGCTACAAGTATGGAAGAATCAGTAAACGAGCGTGAACTTACAAAAGGCGAAGAACGTGAAAAAGAACGTATTGTAAAAGGTATGAAGAAAAACAAGAGTGACTTCAAGGATCGTTACGGTGATGATGCAGAATCAGTTATGTATGCAACTGCTACAAAACGTGCAAAGAATGAATCGCTTGAAGATGAATTACGTGCAAGATTAAATAAATTGCTAGGAAAGTAAATGAAAGTACTTGATATTATTTTAGAGCAAGCTGGCGATCCGTTGGATATGCTTACTTCAACTGCCAACATTAGTGCAACCAGCGGAACTGAAATACAAATAAGAAGAATACAAGAACTTTTGTCTCAACACGCAAGAGACGGTCAAGCATTTTGGACTAAACCTGCTAACGGAAAATGGGATGCAGAATTAGATAGCGCAATTATAGCATGGAAAGAATGGATTAACGAACAACTAGGTAGACGTGTGTTAAACACAGGTGCTAGTAATATTAATCAACAAGCGTTACAATATCTTAGAGCAAGACTAACAAACCAAGGCAGATTAGATATTCCAGGATTAAGAACAGATCCTGCAAGAACAACAAATCCGTTTGAAGGTCAAACATTTAAATTTGAAATTGAAAATCCTAATCCTGTGTGGACAAATGATAGAACACAAAATATGAGAACAATGGTTAGTTCTATTGGTCTTAGTGGTTGGATTGCAGTATTACATGCAGCTCGCAGTGATGAATTACAAAGAGTTAGTCAACAAGCAGCAAGACGTCTTTCAAGAGCAGTGATTACAGGTATTAACAGCAGATTTGATTCACCACCTGCTTGGAAAAACAACTTAGAAAATTTATTACGAACGGTTCGTAATGAAAACAAAAGTATAGAAATAAACGGTAGAGAATATTTTCTAGCATATCCTCATAGTGCAGCAGGACAAGATGCTCCACAAAAAATATTTGAATATTACAAAGTCTTAGCAACACACTTGTTACAAGGAGATTTACAAAGAAATATCGAATATGATCGCAATCAACAAGAAACACTCGACGACAGAGGTACATTACTTTCTGATGTTGAACTTGCAACTATTGCAGCAAATATACACGAGGCATTTGAATTTAGTTTATTCTCTGGTAACACAGATGAAGATGCTCTTGAAAATATTTTTGCAGCAATGAATCGTGCAGGCGACTATGACAAAATAGAAGAAAAATTCAACCAGTTGTATAGTCAAGAAGATCCGTTATCAGAGCAACTTGCAAGCGAATTAGATGACAATGAATACGAAACAATTGTTATTAGAAATTTAGTTCGTATTGGTAGAATATCTCCTGGTAGTTTATTCCAAGCAATAAAATTTGGAGAAAATACTAGTGTAGATGTTACTTATGAAAATGTAACATACAATGTTCCAAACGAAATAGACGGTTTTAAGATCGATATAATGACATCTACTGGAAGATTTGTTAAAGATGTAATTTTACAAGATGCAATATTAAAACAAGCAATTGATGAAACAGGCGGTACACGACCGTCTGACATTACCGTAAACATGTCGGATCAACACGGTAGTAGATCTAGAGCAACTTTCGAACAAATGTTACAAGATCAAGTACCAGAAATGGTTGCGTTTTACACTAGAGCTAGACCATTTGACGAAGCACCACCATTGGGTATTGCAAGAGCAAGAGCAATTATGAACGAATTGTATAGACTAAGTTTTGCAGGTGCTGAACAAACACGTATGGATGATTATGCCAAAAGTGAAATACTAAAAGATAGACAATTTTTGCTAGATGATGTTCTAGTTTATTTTGATCCTAGATACAGGGACGAATCACAAGTAGATGATGGATTTAGAGTAACAGAAGACGTCGATGATACTTTAGATGAAGATATTGAAACAAGCGACGAACATGAAGAAACAGCAACAAAATTCACTAGTGAAGAACAAGATAGAATCGACGAAGCAACAAGAGAAATATTAAATGCTAATGACCCTGCTGATTACTTCAATAAAGTTAGAGTTGCAGCATTACGTCTTGGATTTACAAACAGACGCAGAGAAAGTATAGACTTGATTAACGATCCAGATGCAGATGCATTAAAAGCAGTTATAGAAGGTAATCAACCTAGTGAAGACGCACAGAATATGCATAGATTAATTACAGCTGATATTCCATTGCACATTGTTGCTCGTAACCAAGCAGCTATAGTTTTGGATGATGCTATGGGAGGTAATTGGGATACAACAGATGAAGATTCAATGTATAAAATTTGGAATCTTGTGCCAGACAAAGCATCATTTGAAATTATTGCAAGGGCATACAGACGTCTATTTGCTCAAGATTTAATTGAACGTATTCGAAGAGAAGACAGCGGTGTTTATAGTGCAATATTTAGAAAGTACGATTTAGAATCACCTATTAACATGTCAGGTGTAGAAACTCCATTTGGTGAATTTAAGTTTATGGAACCATCAGGTTTAGGTAAATTCCAAGTAACAATTCCTCAAAACCATCCATTAATTAGATTAATACGTTTTGGTATGAGTCAAGAACTTCCTGAAAACCAAGATGTAGTTTGCTATCTAACTTGGGATAGAACTATAGGTTGGTACTTAAATCTAAATGCAGATACTAGAGGCAACCCTGATAGACCAAACAGCATAGATGATAGAGCAGCAGATCCAGAGATAGCAGCATTTATAACAGAATTTAAATCTTTTGTTGATGCACTAGGTTATGATGCAGACGAATATTGGGAAAATGGACCTTCAGTAGAATAATGGCTTTTTTAGTACACCCTTTACCGCCAATTAATGTTTATGTAAGAAAAGAATACCTTTATGATTTAGAAAAAGGACATGGAGAATTTACACCTGGTATTTGGATCAGTGTAAAAAGCACACAATACAAAGCATTGTATTTTGAAACATTATTAACAGACTACGGAGCACTATATGACAAACTTCCTATTTCGGCGTTTGTATGGAAAACTGATCACGGCGAGCTTCTTCCGCTTGATGTGCTACAGCTTTGGGATTGTTTTGATTACGACATTACCGTTGTCCAAAAACCAATCTTGTCTAGATGCGAATTTTTTGGAAAAGACCGACGTATGCATGCCGGTGAATACGAGTTCACCATCGACAATTGTCACCGCGATTCTTCCGTCATCGACACAAATTTCAGTGAACACGACCCCGAACACAAATCTTTCAACGTTATACGACTTGACAACGGTCAATTCGCTGCTCAGCCTAACAATAGGGTTATCTGGCGTGATAGCTCCTTAACACCTGATAAATTACTAACACCAGATTTCAAAGTTTGCACTCAAAATTATGCTGTGGAAACTGAACCTAAATGGAGTGTAGGACATACTGACGAATGGCAGTACAAAACAAGAGATGAGGAGGAAAACTCTTGACTTTTGGACCTGATCCTATTATTATATAACAAATAACCAAGGAGTATTGCATGAGCGATAGAGTGTATGGCCCAGAAGAAAAGGCCAAACTAGAACGTCTAGTGAAAGAAGGTATTACCGTACTACAAGAAATTGAGGATTTGCAAGGCGGATTAAAAGAAACAATTAAAGCAGTAGCAGAAGAATTAAATGTAAAACCTAGTTTAATTAACAAAGCAATAAAAGTTGCACAGAAACGTGATTGGTCACGTGTACAAGACGAGTTTGAAGACTTAGAAACTATCGTAGCTACAACTGGTTACGATAAAGATGCATAAGGACTATATATGCCATACGTAGACGCATTTTTTGACAGAGACGCAGACATTATTCGTGCAGTAGAACGCAAAGATGGTAAACGTCACTATCAAGAATATCAAGCAAAGTACACATTTTACTATGAAGATCCACGTGGAAAATATAAAAGCATCTTTGGCAATCCGTTGCAGCGTATAGTATGCAAGAATACAAAAGACTTTCGCAAAGAACTTGCTATTAACAAAGGCAAGAAAATGTTTGAGTCAGATGTAAATCCAATCTTTCAGTGTTTAAGTGAAAACTATTTAAATCAAGATGCACCAAAACTAAATGTTGCATTTTTTGATATCGAGACTGATTTTGATCCAGAACGTGGCTTTGCTGATCCTAGTGATCCGTTTATGCCTATTACTGCAATTACGGTACACTTACAATGGCTAGATGCACTTGTGACTTTTGCACTTCCACCAAAAACACTTACAATGGAACAAGCACAAGAAGAATGTGCAGATTTTGACAATACTTATTTGTATGATAACGAAGGAGAAATGCTAGAAGCATTTCTTGATATTATTGAAGATGCAGACATTTTAAGTGGATGGAACAGCGAAGGTTATGATATTCCTTACACGGTTAACCGTGTTAGTAGAGTATTAAGCAAAGATGACACAAGACGTTTTTGTTTGTGGAGTCAATTGCCTAAACGTAGAGAATTTGAAAAATTTGGTAAAACTGCTGAAACTTTTGACACTATTGGTCGTGTGCATATGGACTATCTTGAACTATATCGCAAGTATACGTATGAAGAACGTCACACATATCGACTAGATGCTATTGGCGAAATGGAAGTTGGTGAAAACAAAACGGTTTACGAAGGTACATTAGATCAACTTTATAACAACGACTTCCGTAGATTTATCGAATATAACAGACAAGACGTTGCACTACTAGACAAAATTGACAAGAAGTTACGTTTTATTGATCTTGCAAATGAAATTGCTCACGATAACACCGTGTTGCTTCAAACAACAATGGGTGCTGTTGCAGTTACAGAACAAGCTATTATTAACGAAGCACACAGGCGTGGTATGCAAGTACCTAACAGACGTGATCACGAAGGTAACACAGCAGCAGCAGGAGCATATGTTGCGTTTCCTAAGAAAGGTGTACATGAATGGATTGGATCAATGGATTTAAACAGCCTATATCCAAGTATTATTCGTGCAATGAATATGGCGCCAGAAACTATTATTGGTCAAATTCGACCAGATTTAACTGATGATTTTTTGCATAATGCAACAACACTTGAAAAGAAATCATTTGCAGGTGCTTGGGAAGGCAAGTTTGCTACATTAGAATATGATGCTGTAATGGAGCAACGCAAAGATGTTGCACTTACACTGGATTTAGAAGACGGCAGCAGTCATGTGTTAAGTGGTGCAGAAATATACAAGTTAATATTTGATAGTCAACAACCATGGATGCTCAGTGCTAACGGAACCGTATTTACTTGGGAAATTGAAGGTGTTGTACCAGGCTTGTTAAAACGCTGGTATAGCGAACGTAAAGAGCTACAAGCAAAAATGCGCAAAGCAATTGCAGCAAAAAACGAAACCGAAATAGCATTTTGGGATAAAAGACAACTTGTTAAAAAGATTAACTTAAACAGCTTGTATGGTGCTATTTTGAATCCAGGTTGTAGATTCTTTGATAAACGCATCGGACAGAGTACTACACTTACAGGCAGACAAATTGCAAAGCATATGAGTGCAGAAGTAAATAAAATTATCACAGGCGAATATGATCATGTTGGTAAAGCTATTATTTACGGTGATACTGACTCGGTATACTTTAGTGCATATCCAGTTCTAAAAGATGATATAAAACAAGGCAATGTACCGTGGGGTAAGGACAATGTTATTACATTATATGATCAATTATGTGAACAAGCAAATACAACTTTTCCAGATTTTATGTTACGTGCATTTCATTGTCCACGTCCACGCAGCGAAGTTATTGCAGCAGGTAGAGAAGTTGTTGCAGACACAGGTTTGTTTATTACAAAGAAGCGTTATGCAGTGCGTGTGTATGACTTGGAAGGTAATCGTACTGATAAAGACGGTGCATTAGGCAAAGTTAAGGCTATGGGCTTGGACTTGAAACGTTCGGATACACCAGTGTTTATGCAGGACTATTTGAAAACACTGCTTGACATGGTGTTAGATCTTAAAGACGAAAAGGAATTATTAGATTCAATTACAGCATTTAGACGTGAATTTAAAGAGCGTCCAGGCTTTGAAAAAGGTTCGCCTAAACGTGCAAACAAGATTGGACATTATCAGCGTCTTGAAGAAAAGCAAGGCAAAGCAAACATGCCCGGACATGTAAGAGCAAGTATCAACTGGAATACACTC